TCTATAACGAGGAAGGGGAGCTTGTAACCGAGGCAGTGATAGGTACTCGCAGTGTTCCCGACTACCAAGGCATCGACCAATCTAAACTAGTACCGCTTTTGACAGCAGCACTACAAGAGGCTGTAGCCAAGATCGAGGCTTTGGAAGCTAGAGTGCAAACATTAGAAGGATAACATGAGCGATCTAATAACACCAGGAATACCTGATATGGGCCCAATGTCGGCCTCTAGCGAAATTGCAAACACGTTTGGTTTAGGAGACAGTTTAGATACTCAACTAAGCACGTTCACAAGAAACTACCCTCAAGCTGCTGAAGAAGCTGCCGAGCTTGGGATGGATATTGAAACGTATTATCTATCCATAATCCTTGGGCAGAATGCAGGTTCTTCTCAGCAAAACTTCTTTCAAAAAGTAGGTTCAGGAATTGCTGATGTCGCAAAAAATAAAGCTGGGAATGTAGCCAGTATTGGTAAAGAAGCATTTAGTGCTGGTAAGAATGTTGCAAAAGGGGAATTTGGAGCCGCACTAGATAACGCAGGGAATGTGGTAGATAAAGTTGTAGAACTTCCGAATTTCGAGACAAGGACAGATGGTCCTGTCGGTAAACCAGTATACCAAGAAGTAATGAATGCCTTCAATACTGAGGCAATAACCTCTGGTGCAATAAACTTCGGCAAAAATATTGTAGGTTCAGCTTCATCAATGGGTGGAAAAATAGCAGACGCTGATGCTGCAACAGTAATGGACAGCGGTGCAGCGGTAGGAATTTTAAGAGATGATATAACGGGAGAAGGAACCTTTTTAGGAGGTGCAAATACACTTATGGCAGACGACGAAACAATTAATTACGACACGGATACCTCAGGATCTAATCAAGGTTCTTCGGGGATGGATAGTAGGCTTGAAGGGTACTACAACATTCTTAGAGAACAGGGACCAGAGGCAGCAGCGATATACGCAGAAAACCTCGGACTTTTTGTTGAGGGAGTTGGTTCTGCATTATTTGGTGCAGCACGGCAGTACACAGACGAACAGCTAATGTCACTAGGGAGATCAGTGGGCATCAACGATGGCTCTGTTCCAACCATTCAAGAAATTACTCAAGCTGGTGTTGTCCTAGATCCTTCTGAAGAAAGAAGGGTTATGGATTCTTTGATGGGTAGTCAGGTTGCTGGTGGAAGGCAGTTTGATCCTGCGGTAGCACAATCCGCTATTGATATGAACCAGATGATGTACAACCGCAGACAACCGTTCATTACCGCTGGTATTAACGCATCAAACATTGCTCCAGGTATTCAATTTGGTGGAGGTATAGCTGCAACAATGGAAGGTGCTTTGCCTTCTTTTGCGGACATTTTTAAGATGAATCAAGCGGATATACAAAACGAATTTAACCAACAGCTTCTGGCGTCTCAAGAAAGTGCATCGGATGTAAACAAAATCCTTGGAACGATTAATGCCGTTTCTGGTGCGTACGAATCAAACCTTCTTGGATTCAAGGATTTAATAGATACTACGAAAGAGAATCTTGGAATAGGAGTTAAGAAAAATAAATTTGTTGTGGACGAAGAATATGAGTACCTTGACTCTCTTCAAAATTCTTATAACGAATTTACAACAACAAAAGGATAATTATTATGAGATTCGGACAACTACCATCAGTTCGGGAGATGACTCCTGATATTACACCTTTGCTTAAAGCTCGCCAGATGAAAGATCAGGCGTTCCAAAACATCGTTGGAACCGTCATGCAATTCGCTGCTGACAAAGAAAAGAAGGAGCTTCAGAAAAAAGAAGAAAAAAGAGGCATTGCTGCAATAACTCCGTTCTTAGAGGATTTATCTAAAAGAAATCCTGCATTAAGAAATGTTGATCCTAAAAAGTTTTATAAAACATACGGAAAAGATGCTTTAACCGAAATATCAAGATTTATGCAAGCTTCTGCTCAATCAAATACAGCAGCCGCCCAAGTTATGGCAAGACAGAATGAGATTAACGAATCCCTGCGTACTCAGGCTACAGCTACGTTAGTTTCAAGATTAGAGCAACAGTTTGGAAACGATTACCTTAATGTTGATATAAACAAAATTCGAGAGGCATCTAATGGAATTGCTCAAGAATTTGGAATAAAAGGTGCTGATCTTTCTAAAGCTTCAACTAATGCTTATACAAATATAATGAATGCAGGTGCTCTTTTGGGAGGCGTTGAGGACCAAAAAATCGCAGCAGAATCTGGCATAGCCAATACAGTCGAGGCTTTTAATAGCCAACAAAACTTAATTGATACAGCAAAAGATGTCTACTCAGAGCTACAGCTTCTACAGTCAAATCCAGAGGCCGTTAAAATCAATGAAGAAGCTAGGACTCAACTCTCAGGGATAATAAGCAAACTTTCTGGAGAACCTGATGAGGTTATTATCCAAAACTATAATCGAATAGCTTCATTTCTTCAAGGAACAGGAGCTTCAGCTTTTTCACAAAAGTTAGGATCTTTGGCTGGCAGAATAGCAAACACTGTTTTGCAAGGAACCAGAGCCTCGTCTAAAGATGGATCTTCTGGGTACGGTCAGCTAACTGGTCCAGAGCTTGATTTGCTAAAGGGGTTCTACGGAGCCTTGGTTACTTCGAGTGGTCTTCCTGCTAACTTTAACGTAATAGAACAAAGCCTTGAGAGAATACTTACACAAATTCCCGATAACGCATCAAGAAGGTTTTTAACAGCCGAAGAACAATTTGGCCTAAAGGAATCTATAGGATTTAGCCGAGAAAGAGTTAGGAACGATATGTTAGAAAGCTTGAGGAAAAATAAAGATTTCGATTTATTTGACCTGCAAAGCGAAGAACGTACTCCTTTTAGTTTTGAAAAATGGGCAGATAGCCTTCCTGAGCAAGGAGTCGGCTCCTTTGCTGACCCCGATTTTACTGAAACTATAGTAAACAGAGGCGGTGTTAATTACGTTTTAAAATCGTACAATGATGGAAGAGATCCAGAAATGTCCTTCGCAGAAGAAGAAGATCTTACACGATTGAAAAGATCTCAGTTTGACTAAAAATATAATTTATTGTGGCTAATTTTAAATACAGAACAAAATCCGGTGTTCTAGTAAGCACGGGAATATCTGCAGATGAATTCTTTGCGTTACCTGCAATAGATCAAAAATCTGCTATTCAGCAATACGAGGATGCTTCTAGGGCTGCTCCTCAAGGAGCTGCGTACGTCCTAGATAACTACAGTGATAAACCAGATAAAAGATTTGGTTTATTGGGAATAGCCTCTATTCCAGGAGTGGGTCTTTCTTCGTCTGAAAGGGAACGTGTTAGATTTGAGTCTAGAGCCCAAGAAGGACTAGGACGAGGGCAACGTAAAGAAGAGCTAATTGCTACAGTTTTAAACAAGCCAGAAGAATCTATTAACATTACTTCAGGTATCCCTTCTGCGTACAGAATAGCAGCAGCAGGTTCAGCGGTAAAAGAAGAAAAAGATATGTATCTTGAGCTGAAGACTGGAGGTAAAGTACAAAAAATATCTATAGATGGATCTCTCGAAGATTTTATTGCTTACGATGACGGACGAGTTCAAAAAGTAAATGAAGAAGGTGCTACCTTTACCGATGCCGCTACATTTGGCTATCAATACTCTCCAGAGTTAATTGGAATAGGAACAGAAACTGGATTAGCGTTCCTTGGTCCAAAGGGTTTTTTAGCTGGATTGGTCGTAGGTCCTGCTTTAGAAGCTAGTCTTGATGAAAGCCAAAACATAGCCTTCAGAAAACTTCTAAACAAAGAGTTAAAAAAAGCTGATATTGGAGAAATTGATCTCGCAACTGGGTCATTTAAAAGATTTGGACTCAGGGCGGGAACGGGATTTGTAGCAAACGGTATTCTTGGACTTGGCCCTGCTAGAGTAGCAGTAAAAAAAATAGGGCAATCAATAGTTTCCACAGATTCAGCTAAAGCAGCTTCTAAGGCAATAACTAACCTTAAAAAAGAAGCGAGAAAAAGAGGCATAGATCTATCTGTTATCCCCGAACAACCAGCAACAGCAGAAACTTTTCGCATAACTGGACAAACAGCAGAGGGGGCTGATCAGCTTCAAAGTATAAATAAAGTGCTTTCGGATTTAGAAGATAATTTAACCGGAAAACTTTTAAAGGATAGAGATGCTGGTCTTCAAAGAAGAGTTGAGGATGTAGCAAAAACTATAGATAATGATATAAAAATTATAGATGCAAATGCAGATTCTCTAGGGGAAGAAGCCGTTGATTTTTATAAAAATTCTTTAGCTGAACAGGCAAGAAAATTATTTAATGTAAGTAAAAACGGAGGTCCAGAAATAAACCCAAAAGACTTTGAAAGTATATATATGCCTTTAAGTGATTCAGTTCAAAGTTTATTAAAGGGAGTTGGTCACATTTCAGACAAGAACTACAACAAGGTTTCTAAATTTGCAAAAGATAACAAAAGCAAAATACTTGTAAGTTCTTTTTTTAACAAAATGAAAAGCTTCTTGCCAGAATCAGAGCTTAACCAGTTGGTGGCTTTGTTCAGCGATCAGATCAAAGGTTTACAAGCAAAAACCTTTACAGAACTTGCTTCCTCAACTCAGTTCAATAGAATGACAATGGATTTCAACCAGTTTAACGCTTTATATCTTCTTAGAAATAGTGTAGATATTGAACAGGCTATAAACAGACGAAAATTTATTAACACTTTTAAATCACAAAGACTAAATGTATTAAAGCCTGCTGGTAAAAAACTTCTTAGGGAGGCAGACAATTATTATTCTGAGTTCGTAGACCCAGTTCAGAATCGAATCGCTGGACAGCTTCTTGATATTGTTGACGTGTCGGGAGCAAGGAAATGGAATAATGCTATCTCATTAAACAACGCGGAAAACTTTTTATCTAACGCAGGAGGAGGGTCTGTTTCAAACATAAAGAAAACTTTAGAAATCTTTAAAGATACAATAGAATCTTTAAAGGGATCATCAAACCTTAATGAAATAGCGTTGCTGAACGCAGCTCGGCAAGGACAAAAACAATTTATGGATTCCTTGAGGGAGACGTATTTAATTAGGGAGGGGGCCTTTACAATGCACCCGTCTCAAGCCATAACCAATCCCTCTAAAGGCAGAGGTGGACAGGCCAACGAAAACCTTCAAGACTTGCTGTTCCCATCAGGTCTTTACCGAGATATGTTTAGCACTATAAGGGAAATATCAAAGATAGGTGTGAACCCGACAGTATCAGGAGCACAGCAAGTTATTTCTGTTGGAACAAGACTCGGACAAGCAGAGGCTCGAAAAGTTTCAAGACAGTTAATAAATGCTGCAAGGGCAAAGTTTGACGCAGAAAGAATAGCCGCACAACAACTTTTTAAAGTAGCTGATATAGCAAAAATTGGGAACCAAACTGGCTTAGGCCAAGCTGCATTAAAAGACACTGTTGATGATAGTACTATAAGGGACTTCATGTTTCGCTTACGTGAACAAGGTGAAGAGTCAGTAAAGAAATTTAGACAGTCTGTTTTAAGTGCCTTATTAGCCAAAAACAGAAGTTCAGATTTTGTTTACGACGGCGACGGTGTACTAAATGCAATAAACAACAATCCCGATAAGTTCAAAGAAATATTTGGAGAAGATCTTGGATTCGTTAAAAACTTTTCATCTGTTGTTAAAACCTTTCCCCTTGTTGAGTCGCTAGGAGCACAACAGGTTACAAGAAATTCCAATAATATTGCAACAACAGCAGGTAGGACCGGAGTAAGATTTTACCTTAGATTGAGATCAAGTCTTTCGGACCCAATGAGGGAAACTAAGATTTTAACATCAGCAATGTTAGGTAGAAGCTCTACTCTTGGAAGTATGAGCACAAGAGCAAAAGAAATAAGCCCTGATTTTTTATTCAAAGAAGGAATTCTTTCAGCAGAACTAGGCAAGGTACTGGCTTCAGATCAAGCGTTGACTGTTCTTGCATCGAACAACGACCCGATTCTTGTTTCTTTGCTTCAAGATATTTTTGACGAAGCAAACGCTAATCCAGATCAGAAATAAGTTTACGGTACTTCTCCTTAGTGCTCTCCCTCTTTGAGCGCTTCAGGAGCCTCTTGTACTTCCTTAGAAGCTTATCCTTGTCCGTTAGGTGCTTGGGGTGAATTGGGTTCTCAGAATAATCCTGGCCCCAGTACTCAACCAACTGAATTACTGCGTCTTCTTTAGAAACTCCTAGATGTTTAAAGTACCTGTTGAAAGCGTTTATGACCTTCCCCTCAAAAGCGTTGACCTCTCGTTGGAGTACTTGCCTAACGTGCCCCGTCTTATGATCGTGATCTAAAACGGGGTCCGTTATAGGCAACCCAGATATAGGGTCTATGCCCTTCTGTTTCTTAAGGGCTGCTTCTCTGTAAGGCTTAATCTCTTTATGTTTAAGCTTATTCGCCATAGTTCAGCCCAGAAAAGAACTGGTAGTTATCGTTCAGCTTCTCGAAGGCAGTAATGCCCCATTCCACCTTAGATTTCGGCCACTTCTTTACTTTCATGTCCGCTGACTCGCAGTCGAACACAACGCTGAACACGTCTGGAATGTAATCCAGTTCCCACTGCTTGGAGATAATCTGAGCTTCAATAGCTAATTGGCAACAGTCAGTGTCGTAGCTCTTGTTCTTATCGTTCCTGAACTTGAAGTCGTACAGCTCGTACTTCCCCTTATCGTTCATGCAAATAAGATCAAGCATCCCAGCGACGTTAAGCTCATCATCTAGAACTGATAGCTCCATATGTACTGGAGCGGAACAAGTACTAGAGATGTGCTCTATGAACTTAGATGCGTACTTCTCGTACGGGCCGTAGTAAGCAGATCCGTCTTGGTACTGCTTTAGAGCCTCCTCTAGACCCGCGTGGGCCTTTGTACCGAACTCTGATGACGTGATCTCAGTCCCGTCTTCGTCTGTCCTGTACCCCCATAGACGCTCCTTGAGCTTCGCTGGTGGATCGTCTGGGTACTTCTTAGTGAACTCAATAAGCTTGTTCTCTCTCCAGATGTTCATGTCGAACCCCGACAGTCCCTTTGGCATGATAGAGAGAATGCCAGTGACTGAGGGAGATACACCCCCGTGCTTCTTAGCTTTCGGAATACTGTTTACGGAATCAACTAGAGATACATTCCCATCGCTGTTTTTTTCATAGAAGTGCATATCTACTTAGCTACACGTTTCACAATCTCTTGCTTAATTTCTTCTATATCGGCCCCAGTGAGGTTCTCCCAGGCTCGCTCTACGTTTCTCTTAGCAAGATCGTGACCGAACTTCACAAGAGCGCTAGAAGTCATCCCCTGAAGAATATCAAGAACTGACTGATTATTGAACTGGTCTTGGATCATGTGATCCTTAACTTGCTCATCGGATATATTTTCTACCTTTAGATCTTTAGACATAAAACTAAAGATGCTTTTGCAGTTCTGGAATGCAAGCTTTTTTTTACTTCATCTCAGAATCTTTTTTAAGCCTATCCTGAACCAGCTTGGCGTACCCCTGAATGTCCTCATATGTATCGAGGTGCTTATAATCCGCAGTAACCGCTCTAGAGATTTTGCTGAGTATCATGTCGAAAGCCTCGCATACATCAAACGGCAGTTCGCTGTACTTTACCCCATCGCGAACAACACGCTTCAGCCGTTGAGCTATCTCGGCGTTGTCAGCGAACCTACCGTACGTTTTCCCACGCTTTTGTAATGTTTTATACACCATATCAATGTTCCCTAATTCTAATTTCTCTAATTCCGAATTGATGAAGTGCTTCTGCACAATCAGGGCAAATGTGTTTATGCCCATAAACCCAAACTACGTTCGGAATCATTGATAGATCAATTTTTTTTAGCTCATCGAGCAATCTGATCTCAGCGTGTTCTGATTCACAAAGATCGGGCTGAGCACCAGTGGGCAGATCTAACCTGTCACAGACTTGTCCAGTGTTCTCGCAATAGTTAGCAGCTGTAACAAACCGCTCTCCAACCCAGCAACCAGCAGCAACAGCCTTTTTCTGACAGGTGCTTTTAGGCTGAACCATTAATCGTAAATATTCAAACTCAGTCATAATGCCATCGGGTAAACGCTAACCTCATCAAGATCATTTCGACCTCCGTTCTCCACAAATCCACACGCTATTGCTGGCTTAGGGCCATGCTTTCCGTACGCCATTGCGTAACTGGCGTGGTCAATCCCGCATCCAGATTGCATACCGAAAACACGAAAGGAGTCACCAACCGCCCATTGCACGTAGCACTCCGTGTGATAATGCCCCTGCACGTTATTAACCATATCGGCCTTAGCCCTTTGGATGCCTTTCTTGCCTTCTCCGTGGCAGTATTTAACTCCATCTATGTGGATACTTTCGTGAAATTTCCAATTAGGTGTACCTAGAACCTCTGGGCAACTGCGAATCCATCGCTTGCTTAACCCTGCACTAAACGCCTTACGGGATACGATCCTATCATGGTTCCCTATTACTACATCAGCCTTTGGGAATGCTCTGTACCAGCGCTTAACCTTCTTAATAGACAGGTCTAGCTCATCTCCAGCAGACATCCCATCTGGGTCCTGCTCATGAAACGAACTGTAATGGGAATCAATGATGTCTCCAATGAATAGAACCCTGTTGCAGTTCTTTTTCTTGTACAGCTTTTTGCAGAACGCAAAATATTTGTCTAAACAAAAAGGTTCATGGAGGTCTCCGATTATCAGCAATCTATTCATAATAAGTTGGAGGCTAAGAATTCTGTACACATCGCCCCGAACTCTTCGTCAGGACAACTAGTGTGTTCTTGAGTGTAGTTCACTGCGTGAAAAATTTCGTGAGAAATAACGGCTTTGCAGTTCTCTTGAACGTAAATTAAAATGTACGATCCGTTTCTCCAACAAGCTCCTCGCTCGTTTCCGAACTCGATGTCAATGTCTGCACCTTCAGAATGAACCCATTTACTGTACGAACTAAAAGAACCGCCTACTTGACACAAGTACACGGTGGGCAAAAAGTCACTTTCAATTCTTTTTCTGTTCATAAAAAAAAGGGGGCCTAGGAAAACATGAAAAACCTAGACCCCCTTGCTGTGCATTGTAACCGTCAGAACGCCTCTTCTTCCGAAGAGGAAATTGATGTAGGAGATTCGATGAACTCCTGAAACGAGTCCCAGAGTTCTCTGGCTAAGTCCAGTGACTCAGCTGGAGTACCACCGCGTTCAGAAGCGATCTTAAAGATCATAGCTAGTGAGATCGCTTGATCTCTAGCAGCTCCCTTGGCCTGTGCTGGTGTAGCTGGTGTAGAGCGAGTCGGCTGCTGTACACCCTCTGGCTTTCCAAAAGAAACCTTACGCTTACCCGTCTTGGTTTCTCCTTTATCTACAGTTTCTACGATAGATCCTACATTTGCCCACCAAGGGGACTCGGAAGTACCGTTAGCAAAAACGGTATCAGGTGACCCTTCCAGGGTCACTGCGAACGGGTACATCGTCCCGTACTTTGATTCCCAAGGATCTGAGAATCGTTCGAATGATTTTATGGTATCCATACGTACTAAAAGGCATCAAAATCAGAGTCTGTCAAGTCCCAATCTGACATTTCTTCATTTTTTTCTAGTTTTTCTAGATTTTGTATATCCGTGTGGAACATCCTTCGACTCTTTTGATACCAAAGATCCCTATAAACGAGGACACCAGAGTTCCGCTGCTTGGACACGTAGAACTTACCGTCAGGTCCATCTACCTGTTCTCCAGCCTCTATCCTTTTTTCCTTATCCTTGTTTCGCCAGATCAACACAACGGTGTGAGATGAGGCAACGATTTCCTGACCTCCCAGAATGTGCTCGTTCTCTGGCATCATAGCTGTTGTAGCTTTCTTAGCATCGCAGTGCGCAATCAGGATCACAGTGACCCTGTTGTCTAATGCAAATTTCGCTGCTTGCTTCGCGATACGAGCCTGACCATTCCAATCGTCTTTAGCAGTGAGGTGCATCAATGCGTCGATCACAAATATATCGCACCCGTACCTTCGGTTAGCGTACAGGAAATCATCTTTTATGCTCTCCCAAGAGTTGTCCACACCCTCCTCGGACTCCACAAACCAAAGTTTATCTGCAAGAACCTGCACCTCATCCTTAATCTTGTCAGGATTTGGGCATTTCCCGTTCTGCATCCACAGCATCTGCATCAGCATTGAAGAGCTAGGTATCTCAAACGATGCAACACATCCCCTGCGATTATTAGCCACCATTTCGTGCAAAACCATCTGGTACATCAACTGAGATTTTCCATGACCTGCGTAACCACCTAATGTGACCAACTCACCCTCACGCAATCGAAACGGTAGCTCTGGCCACATGAAAGGATTGTGTGCTTTTTCGGACTCGTATCGGTGTATTTCATCCGCAACGTCGGATCCTAGGCTTGCTGCTGTACGTAACGTAGGAGGATCGTTGGACTCCGCAGCTTTTACTAGAGCAGGAGCATCGGCAGGATGTTTACGCAGTAAATCATTAGCATCGTTCACGTCGCTTGGGTACTGCACGGTTCTACACCGCTGCAAACCTAGGCGTTTAGCTATCTCCTTTGCCGCCCTCTGCCCAGCTTCGTCGTTATCCATCGAGATGTATATGTTCTCGAAACGGGACAGTGCTTCGTAATCGTTATCAATCCATCCTAGGTTCGATACTCCACTAGGCACAGACAGACACGGCATCCCTACATCCATCTGATCCCAGGACATTGCGTCTATCTCCCCCTCAGCGATCAATATGCTCCTATCGTTGTCCTGCACGTTGTCCCACCCCCAGAGAGTATGCCACGCTTTAGTGCTCCAGATGTCCTTTTTTCCGTTGTTCCGAAGGACGCCTGTGCTTTTAAGCATCACGTAGTTCCCATCAGCATCATAGAACCTAGCAGCCCAGAAATCCTCGTTCACTGAACTGTACCGCTTATGTGATCGGATTCCGTACTTCTGTAGTACAGCCTCGGAGAGGCCACGCTCCTGCGATAGGTATTTCATCGCCTCCGTTCCGCGCATCGGTCCTAGAGCAGTGCTGCTGTCTTTAACCACAGCAGGACGCTCGACCACTACTGCTGGTTTCAGGTCATGCAGACCGCAGATACGCCTAGCCTCCACGAACGCCTCCTTCCAGTTCAGGTGCTTCCTGGCTATCAGGGACAGTATAGGTATACACTCGCCTGTAGCTGAGTCTTTTGCCAGATACACGCCTCCCTTCGCTCGGAAAACCCCGCAGGAGGAACCTTTGTTCCCGTCGAGATCTCCCATCTCGTAGTTATTCCCACGCTTTTTGGCATCAGGGAAATATTTCTGCATCACAGCGTCGATCTGCCCTGAAAGGGCGAGGTTTACTTCTTGTGGTGTACTCATTTTTTTTAACTATAAACTTCGAATCCTGACATCTCGTACAGAGAGTCCTTAATTAAATCATCTGCAACAGCACGGACGATCTTACTAGCATCGGTTTCCCAAGGGCCACAGATGTCTTCCTCTATGTCCCATGTTATCATCTTCTGCAGCCTAGTACTGCGAAAAAAGTCCGATGGACCACTCTCGAACAGTACGTCCTCTCCATCCCAATGGGATACAAGGACTGGGTTCTCCCACATCTGTTCACTACCTAGGTACTCCTCAAGGGCTTCCTCAAGGGATTTTTCTGATGTGCAATGGTCCATTTTCTGCATCCTCCTTAAACATTGATTTCTTGCGATTTTCTCGCTTTTTTTCGTCCTCAGCTCGTGCCTTGACAGCATCGAAATAGTACGTGTCAACTAACTGCTTTTCGCAGAGAGCCTCCCAACCACCTTCGATGTACGTGTCAGCATGGGTGTAATTCGGCCATATCATGCCCTGAGAGCCATGAAAACTCTCTAGGACGAGGGAGCGACCGCTACGCCCCCTGACCTCGACTTTGTAATCGGAGTCCTGAAGCTCCTTTAAGCGGATCACCTGACCCACGTTAGGGATGTCGGCTGAAGGTAACCGAAACGTGACTACGCTACCTACGTCTAGCATGACAGTCCTCCTTCGTTCATCAATTCAGAGTAATCGAATTCTGGCCAAAAGTCTCGAATGGACTTAAAAGTTCCCTCGGTCCCCGTCAATTCGTTGTGATAGATCACCAACTTTTCTTGTATAAGGGACTCGCCTCGACAGAACTCTTTCCCTGCTTCAGTAATGTTCCAATATCCAGACTCTTTCTTTTTGATGTTATTGTTTTTAACCTTAGATAACAGTCCTAGGGAAGCTATCTTGGCGAAGTCACCTCCGCTGTGAGACCCTGTGAAATCGCGAGAATGGTACGCCCTAGGCTCTCGGCTGTTTAATTGGTGTAACTTAAACAATGCCTTCACTGTATTCACAGGAATTTTCCTGTGGTACACTTTATTAAACGTCCCGCAACAGGGACAAATTGCACCCTCCTTGCTCTCTGCTGCCTCTCGCAGCCATCTCATAGCTTGCGAAATACTCCAGTTAATGTAACTGGATATTTCACTGTGGATTGTTGTGATGAATTCTTGAGGCTTCACTTTAGGCTTCATGAATGACCTCCTTCTGATTAGCGTAATATTCTGCCATGTCTTCCACGGTTGCCCGTTGCTTGGCTTCGATTTCTTCGAACCACATTGCGGCCTCGAAGTCTACCTGTGTGTCGGGTTTCATGGCCCGAAGAGTCTGCTCTAGCAGACCCGATATTGTAGGATTTTCGGCTCCCACTGCCTCCTTGGTGTTTTTGTCCATGACCTGCACCCTGCCAACTTACGCTACGCTGTCAAGAACTTACGCGAACTTTACAGTTATTTAATAGGTTAGCGGGGAAACTTAAAGAAAATCTCTACGGATTTACGCGCCGAAGGGGAAAACTTAACCTTTACCTTGGATTAACCTTCACCTTCAACTAACTTTTTTAACTTAAAAACTAATCATTTTAGGTACTAAAACACATAGGGTACTAGTACTATTTAGTTATACTTTAGTTATAGGTTAGTTATATGTGCACCATTTGATGCACTACAGTACATCATTTAGTGCACTACAGTGCACCACTTGGTGTTTCTTGAGGATCGCTAAATCCTCCAGCGTTTGGTGTTCGTTTCCTGTCAATAGGAACCTTTACCGAGTGATTAATCGAACAGCTGGATGTGTTAGGGTGAGGATCACCTCCGTAAACTCCCTTAGCAAGATTCTCCTTCAGTGCTAAAAAGTTCTCTTCGTATTCAGCGTTCGTCATCGCCTCAAGATGTTTTTGTCTGCGGTTAGTAACAGTGTTCGGTATCACGTGCATTGAATCCGCGATAAAACGACATGACAAATTCCTCTCAATCAATAGTTCCTGAACAATTTGTTTCATCATGCACTCCTGAGGGACGTGGCTTTTAGACATCAGTACGCTTTTATCCACTCCCCAGAGCAAATACGCCTGCCTGAACGCCTCCTTAACAATCTCTCTGTCCTTCTTCGTAGGCTCTCCATGTTTCCAAATCATAATTATTTTACTTTGTCTCCTATGTGTAATTTTCGGTAGTTATGTGATCCTATTTTTGTGAGGTACTTTTTTTGAACTAGGAACGAGATTCTGTTTTGAATGCTCCTAGGATGCTGGACACCCAACAACTCCGCTATCGCTCGGTTACTGGCAAAGCAGCTCTCCTCACCGAACCCCTGCACGTAGCCTAGGATCAGCTTGTCGAGTTGACGTATTTTAGGATCGCTGAGTATTCGGGACGAGATCCATATCCCTCTTGATGGTGACATCCCTACCCCTGACCAAGGTTTTATGATGCTGTCAAGCAAAATACGTGCGTCTTAAAAAAGACTAATTTCAAGACGAAGTGTACCAAGTGTACGAAGTGTACCAAGTGGAAACTGGATTTTTACGTTTAGGCTTAGGCTTTTGGCTTATTATCCCTAGGCTTTTGGCTTATTGTCTATTAGGCTTTTTGCCTATTAACATACAGGGATCAATTCCTGGGATGTACGCCCTAGCGCTCCTACGGGGAGAAATCGTCGGAGAGTTCCTGGTGAACCGGTCACAATCCTGGATCTGACACCATTTTTTGGATACGTCCTAGAACAGGCCATGTATCCAATGTTCTAGTACGTCCTAGTCATTGAAGAGCTGAACGAAAAACGATCCGAGAATCGTAAAATCCCCACAATTTGGATACAGAATTGCGAAAATATCCTTATTTAGAATGATTCTAAGAGATTGTAAAAAAAATGTCTAATTTTAACTATTTTTTAGACTCGATCTCAGTACAGAGGCCATGAGGTGAGCTGTGTGAGGCGATCTAGGACTCATATGAGTTGATATGACCCTTTATTGAAGGACGCCATACAGAGCCTCTCAGCGACTCTCAGAGGTACTCTTGGATTCCCTCCTGGGGTATAGGCATGATGTGAGGCCATGAGATCGCGCGTACAGCATCGCGGAGAAATCCGAATCCTAGGATGAGTTCTAGATTAAATCAAATCCTAGAGCCTCTCACGCCCTGTATTCAGAACATGGAGGCAAAGCGAGTACACACAAAAAAGCCCACAAGCCGAAGCCTGTGAGCTGTATTCAGAGTTTGGATGATTTACCCGTTGAGCTTGTCGGCGATCAGCCTAGCTAGCTGTATTGGGTTATCACTTACAACGATAGTACTGAACCACCTTTTCATGGATTGCGCATAATCGAATGATTTCGATTTATCTCTTAGACAGCATCCGATCAAATCGACTTTGCCTCTGAACTTGTCAAAGTCAGTTTTGTCGTCAGTGATCGCAGCATCAGTGAAGATCACTGCTGTATCCGCATCTTCCATACAAGACCTGTACCGTACCAAGCAAGACTGCATGGATTCCCGATGAGGTGATGTGCTCGCCTTCATCAGATCATCGCTAGGAACTTTACTCATGTCTCCGATCATGTCCTCTGATGTGAAAACGATCTGAACATCAGCAACACCTTTCTCGTCCAGTAACCGCAAAGCGGATACGAACTCAATGCCTCCTAGATGCCTCAACGGTACTGACATTGATCCTGACATGTCGACCACAACGAAAAGCTTCCTTTTCATTTTTCGTTTTACAGTCCCCATAAACGGATTTCCAGATCCTGTAATTGCGGACTGAATACGAATCCTGGAACCAGTCGAAGCGGATCTTCCTCTTGCAGTTCGTTTGTTGCATGATATACTTGTCATTGATCCGCAAATACGATTCCTGAGTTCAGTACCTTTTTCGAGTGAGGACTTGTAAGGCCAAAGATCCCAGTCCATGTCATTATGTTTTGAATACGTACCCTTTGGGTTGTTGTTCAAATTGTGGCGTTTTGGCGCATCAGGATCTCTCATGCCTCCGATTGTGTCATCGTACCATCCAACGTCACCAATACCAGAGTGATCTCTTCGTATTTGATCCTTGAATACCTTGTAGAACTCAATCGTTAGACTCAATCTAGTTTCGAGATCAAGCGCGGATATTGTCAAGCAATCATAGAACCATTTCAGAACATGAGTTGTATTCTTTTTTTGGTTACGGAAGGTAACCTCTTTGACTCCTTTCCATTTCGGAGCTTGTTGCCTCCAACTTTTCCAAGTCTTCGCCTCATTGAATTTCAATGTGAGCAAGTACTGGCAAGGATCACCTGTATCCGTTGGAATACTGCGAATGTAATTCTTCCAACCGAATCGATCGCCTGTCCTAACTTGTTCCATTCTCTCAATGTAACAATCTTCCGTTACATTGAACACGTAGAAAGGACAACCTTCATCTTGTAGTCTTTTTCCTAATACAGGAATCGGAAGCGCATCAGATTTCGAGTACCGACCATGCGCGCATTCATGCCAAAGCAAGCTCTTAAGGAATCCATGAAGCTTATTAGGTTTTTTGATTGTATCAGGATTCACCATACCATCAGATTCTTGCCCAACCTCGATTTGATGGTTCCCATCAAAAAACCATCTTGCGGTTTCAAGATCCTTGAGGACTTGAGCATTGACTCTGTATCCAGAATCTGAACGCAACTCTCGGAGCTTGCCGATCTTTTGCTTCCCTGTCTTGTTTCGCCATTCAGATCGAATGGCCTTTACTATCTTTGTGTGACTAATCATTTGTATTTATTTTTTGGTTACTTGTTTTTCTTCAACTCGGTTTTCTTTTTTTTAGCTTTCCATTTTTCGTAACCATCAGGATACGGATTTACGATTGCTATTTTTTCGATTTCGTTACGTTTTGTCATTGTATTTATTTTTTGGTTACTTAGCTCAATGAGTTCTTTACTTCCTGAACAGCGTCTAAACTATCTTGCAAAGGATCGCCAGTCCTAGCATCGCTCTGAACTATCTGATCTTCTAAGCCGTCTAGTATCCAGGATTTGATTACACTCCAATCAGATGATCCCGCCCATTCAATCGCATTCACTAAAGTCCTGCAGTCAATCGGAGCCTCTAACCTCATCTCATTGAAGCGATCCCTTGAGAGGCTAGCGGCCACAGCAAATTCTCCTGGATCGATAACCACGTCGTACGTATCCGCAATCTGCTTACAGATAACGGCGAAATCAGTAACATCGAATTTGATGTTCACTTTATGCCAGCGGGACCAGAAAGCTTCTGTAATTGCATTAGCACTACGGTTACCAGCGGCGACGATATGAAGATTCTTAACATTGCAACGGATCAACTCCGAGTTGCCGTTTTGCATCTTTAAAGTTCGAAGCACGTATTCGGAATCTCCTGACGATCCTTTATGTGGTTCTAGAAATGAAAGAAGAAATTCCTGAGATACAATCGGCCATCTCAATACCTCATCCAGAAAAAGGAGGACTCGATTTCCTTTTGATGCGGACCGTACTGCTTCTGTCAATACACCATCGACGATAGCAAAACCTCCGTTGCCATCAGGAATTGTTTTTCCTATCAGCGTAGTCTCTTCGTCGATACTATCAGAACAGCCATGCTCAAGATAAAGATCGTAAGCATTGCCTAGTTGCCTCAGAGAATAACTCTTCCCATAACTAGGAGGCGATGTAACCAAAGTCTTGAGACAAGATCCTTGGTTTGGATAGAACGGCAGAACTCTTTTTAGGATCAAGTTATCTGAACTTGCTTGCTGAACTTTTCCTCTCGCTACCTTTGAAGGGTTGGATCTGAACGTGTCCTTGAATTCCTGATACTCTTTCTCTAGATCCTGAATGCGATCCACGACGGGCAGTAGTCTATCATCGATCTCCTCTTGTATTTCTGTGCTGGATACTGATGGCGAACTGCTTGCCATAGCATTTTGAATTATGCCTGAGATTTGAGCAGTTATGTCAGACGCAATCGGATTGCGAGTTGGGGACTTACTAGACTTGTATTCAGAGATCAAGGACTCGCAAGCCTCCCTCGCTTGGATTCCTTGTATGCTCTCTATCGTCCTGAGAGCATCGATACGGCCTTTTCCGCGGATCTGTGATGCTGAATCGCTTGGAAGCTCTCCTAGGTGCACCATAGCGGGAACAATCGCGGATCTCAAGTAATCAGTCGTACTGATGAAGCAGCGTCCTTGAGTCATGGTTGAGATGGTGTTTTTTATTTCGACGGTATTCATATTGTATTTATTTTTTGGTTACGGTTAGAAATGCCGAATCTGAATGATCCGAAATTTCGGGCATATAATAGCTTGCATGGGGCACAGCCGTCAACCCCCATGTAAGTCGTTGGTAATCAATGCACGTAATCAATCATTGAATACGGTTTTGGATATATACGTGCAGGCAATAGGAAAAAACGCTTTGATGCTGTCGTAAATGTACCAAGATTTGCAGTAAATGTACTATTTCACTTCTCAAATAGTCAAAATGTATCCAGTTCTGGATACAAATGGATGTTTTTGCGATGTTTTGAAGCTGTCCAAGCTTTTCAATTACAGAGGCAAATCGCGTCCTAGTACCCATTTTCTGCTTGTATTCAGACTTTGGGGATTTGTCCTAGTCCCGTCCTAGTAGTCCTAGAACAACTACGTCCTAGGTCGTCCTAGATCGTATCCAGATTCCAATTATTTAGGCTTGTATCGACGATTTGGGCACATGGGGGGAGGGGGTCAGGGCTTTTTTTTAAATTTAAATTGCAATTTATGTACTGCCTTCAAAAAAAATACTTGACTTGTAGGCTTATTTATGATTTATGGCGTACTATTATGAGTTCCCCTGACCCTAACATTGTAAAACAACAGTTATTTGAAGACATAAATTCCGCTGTTATAGAGTACGCTGAGGAACATGAAGTTAAAAAGCTTAAATGCCTAGAGCGTTATAACCCTAAAAAGGTAGCTACAATACTATTCCTTTCTGCACAGGGCAAAAGCATTAACAACATGGTGTCCAAGTACGGTTTTAAACACGAAACAGTACAACGTGTGCTGGTATCGTACGCTGACCACATGGGCAAATGGCGTGACCTGGGGGGTCAACTTGCAGCTTACTCTTACTTAAACATAACCTCACTAGAGGAGGAGATTATAAACGATGTGCGTTCTCGTATGCAATCAGGTGAGCTGAAGCCTACTTTTAAGGACATCAAAGATATTAGTATAGCGAAGTCTAACTCGTCTAGGGAGGCGATGCTAGCGAGAGGGGAAGCTACCAGTATATCCAGGGAAGAAAAAGTTTACACTGATGAGGACTACAAGAGCTTAATGGAAAAGGCTAAAAGCAAGATAAAACAAGCGGAGGTAATAGATGTTGATAACGTACAACTTTGAAGAGCACGACATGGACGATCCAGAGTACAATCGCAGGGTAATCAACGAGCTATTCAAGATCATAAAACAGATGGATCCCGATAGTTCTGAGGAAGAGGTAGCTATGCTTGTTGCCGCTAATATAGCAATACAGGATCTAAAGGAAGACGAAGATGATTTTAACGTAGAGAGGAACTAGTATTGTGAGCGGCAAGGGAGACAGGAGCAGAGTATCGGACTGGGACGCGTACCACGAAGGGTACAACAACATTTTTAGACCTAAAGATCCTTTTTACAACGACATCAAGAAGTACGAAGGTGCTTTTTGTGGGGGTAAAAACAGCAACGAAGGTACTTTTTCTGGGGGTAATTTAGATTCGATTCAGGAGGAAGCTTCTGAAGACGTGGGTGCAAATCCCACTTCCTCCACCATTAACAGTGCTGCATTTAATACTCCTCCGATCCGTCACGGTATACGTAAGATTATAGAGTAACTTGTAGCAATGAACATCACAAAAGGAAACAAAGTCGTACTGAAGACAACAGGAATAGGTTTTGATGGAAAACCAGAGAAGGCTAGGGTGAACTACCCTTATCAGCCAGAGGAGATCAAAAAGATGCAAACTGAACCTATGGTAGTGGTTAGTGTATCTGAGGCCCCTGACAGCGTGTACGTAGACGTTAAAAGCTATCTAGGTAGGCCGATGATCCAAAAGCACGGTCATATGTGGTTTTTAGCGTCAGACTTAGATGTTGTATAATTAAGTTAAAATGAATTTTACGGAGCATCCTTTTTTAGAGTCCCCTACAGCTAAAGACATTGTTTGGCTGTACAACAACGATCTCTCGTTGCTTAAGGAGCTGCATACTGCCCATGAGAGTCGAATCAAAGCCTCTGAAGATGACCCTGTAAGGCATGGGTTCGACCTCCCTGGATGGGAGCGTATTGAGCAAGGGCTACAGAAACACAACGAGTGTTTAGCTTTAGGTGGTAACAGATCGGGGAAGACCACTGGATTTGCAAAGATTGTTATGAAAGCTGTGACTGAAAGTAACGATGGTCACGTAGTATGCTTCTCACAGAACGAGGACACCTCCATCAAGGTGCAGCAGTCCGCTATATGGGAGATGATGCCCAAGGAGTTCAAGAAGAAGACGAAGAGCATCGAGGGGTACATCAACTACAGTATGCAGAACGGGTTCACGGCTAAGAGCTTTATTTTCCCTGATACCCGTACTAGAGTAGATTTCAAGACGTACACGCAGTACAGCAACAACCAGACGATTTTAGAGGGCTTTGAGTACGGTTTTCCTAAAGCTACAGGGCTAAACATAGGTGCGTGGTTAGATGAGTACCTCGGCGATTCTGCGCTAGTGAACACTCTTAGGTTCCGTCTAGCAACCAGAGATGCTGTTATGGGGATAGGCTTCACTCCTATTGATGGTTATACTCCGTTTATATCCGATTATCTGAAGAGTGCACAAACTCTAGAGACCAAGAAGGCTAAGTTGTTAAAGAACAGAGAAGTCCCTGTGCGTCAGTACAGCCCGTCAAGGGATGCGTCCGTAGTGTACTTGCACTCTGATGAGAACCCGTTTGGCGGGTACGAGCGTATAGCAAAAGACCTTCGTGGAAGACCAGAAGAGGAGATATTAGTTCGCGCTTACGGAGTACCCGTAAAAAGCATGACTTCTTTACTCCCGCTTTTTAACACTGAAGTTAACGTGCTAAAGGACAACGAGCCTAATAAGTACGGAATGCAGTTCCCTGACGTATCTGACAAGTCCAGGTACACAGCGTACCAGGTAGTGGACCCCGCTGGAGCAAAAAACTACGTTTCTATATGGGCTGCTGTAGACGATAACGACAACGTGTACATCTGCCGTGAGTGGCCCGATTGGGACACTTATGGGGACTGGGCGGAGTTCGGTGACCCTAAATGGAAACTTGGCCCCGCTTCAAAGAAGGTCGGATTAGGCGTAAAGGGGTACGTAGATTTATTCAAAGAAATTGAACATGATCTAGGAATTCAGGTATTTGAGCGAATTGGGGACTCTAGATTCTTTGCTAAAGAGAACGAGAACAACGAAGATTTGTTTATGGCATTCGAGGAGCAAGATATGATGTTCGTACCTTCTGATGGCCGTATGGAGGAAGTTGGGCTATCTGCATTAGATGAGTGGTTTAATTACAACCCTAATGAGCCGATTGATTCCGCTAATAAGCCCAGATGTTATATTCACGAGAGCTGTCGAAACTTAATTGATAGCCTCATTAACTACAACTCGAAGGGGAAAATGGACGAACCCTTAAAGGACTTCTTTGACGTTATTCGTTATTTACGAATGGCGAACTATGGAGAAGGCCCAGTCCACGTAACAGCTCGCGATTTAGCAGTAACTCGCAGGTCTATGGGAGGATATTAAATGAAGATAAGATTAAGTGAAATAGCTCGGCAAGAGCATTATGTTTGGGATGAGTTATTGGTACTAGCGAAGGAAAAGCTGTCCAGTGGTATGATGACTGGTGCAGGCAAGAACACCTGGATCTCCGATGAGGGGCAGGAAATACTAACTGAAGCTATAGAAGCTCCAGAGGCTACTGCGAAGCATATAAGTGCTAAGGTAATAAAGGTAGCACCTAACAAGAAGTACGTTTATGCGTACGTCCGTGAAAGTGGCATTAAGATCCCTGTGCTTGTTCCTAAAAAAATTTCGGAACGGTTAGTTGGGAAGTTAATTACAGTTGAAGTTATTGAAGACGTTAATGGAGTTTCTTACAGATACAGAAGAGGAACAGCTTAATCGCTTAGTTCAGGATAAGAAGTTCCTGTCCCAAGAAATAGATCGCTTGTTGGGGTGGGAGCTTCTTAGGCTAATATTGCTACATAATTCAGAGAGGTTGATGCAAAATAGCGAATTCTGTGATAATATCGGAGTAAACTACTGGTACTCATACAGGGTTCTGTACAAGGTGCAAGATAAGGTTCAACAATTTTTGAAAAACTTAGAGCGGTAATGCAGAACAACGATTACTCAAAAGCAATAACGTACGTTGGCAAAAAGCCAGATATAGACGTTCTCATAAAGGCGTACCAGACGACAACCAATGAGCTGCAAGCGTACTACGACCTTTGTCGTACATCGTACGATGACAGGCGTAACTGGTGGCCTGGTAAAAGCCGTGATCTTCGTAAGCACGGAGCAGATGCCTTCCCGTGGGAAGGAGCTTCTGATTTAGAGAGCCATGTTATTGATGAGAGAGTAACTCGCTTAGTTTCGCTGTTCATGTCAGCCCTAAACAGGGCTAATATACAGGCGTTCCCTGTAGAAGCTACAGACATCCCTAGAGCTAAGGTAGTTTCGAACTTCCTGAAGTGGATGACAACCTCTGGGTACATCCCTAGGTTCAAGCAAGAAATGGAGCTAGCTGCGAACTACATGCTTGAGCGTGGCATGATGGTTACGTACTGCGGTTGGATAATGGAAGATCGCACGTTCAAGCAGAAGATAGATCTCAGAAGGATTGCTGCTGCTAGTCCTGAGCTAGCTGAAATGATAGCTAGTGGCCAGAACGACGAAATGGTAATCCAGCAGATGCAGTCCGCTGTTCAAGTATCTGAGCCTAACGCAAGGAAAGCATTAGATGAGCTGCGTGAAACAGGTGTAGCAGAAGTTCCTACCGTTCGCAGGCAGGTGAATGCTCCAGAGGTAAAGACCGTAGCCCCTGATGGGGATTTTATTTTTCCCGCTTATGTAACAGACCCACAACGAGCGCCGTACTGTTTTTGGCGCACGTACTACACTGCACAAGAGCTGCAGAATAAGGTAAGTACAGATGGTTGGGATGAAAATTTCGTGGAGCACGTGATCGAAAACTTCTCTGGTGTAAACATAAATTCCTTGGAGAGGGAGCAGGAGGGAAGGCGGAGCATCTCATCAACTGATGATGCTTATGAGGCCGAGGAACTGATTGAGATCATACATGGTTACCAGAGGTTGATAGACGAGGACGATAAGTCCGAGGGTATCTACGAGACCGTGTTTCACGAATCTTTTTCGGGAGATGCTGGCGTAGGCATACAAGCTTACGCTAAGTTCGATCTCTTAAACGGGTACGAGGACTACCCTGTAGTAGTTACTAGGTTCAGTGAGGACACAAAGCGTCTATATGATGCAATGACGGTTCCATCGCTTCTGAGAGGCATCCAGAACCAAGTTAAAGTAGAGCGTGACTCTCGGATAGACAGCAATTCGCTATCTACCCTGCCAGCCGTAACTCATCCAAAGGGAAGAAAGCCAGAAGAGATTGGTCCTGGTCGATTTATCCCAGAGGTTCGTCCTGGAGAAATTAGTTTCATGCAGGGACCAGGATTTAATCCAGGATCTGTAGAAATGGAGAACAATCTTCAGGCTCAAGCTGACAGAATTGTTGGCCTAGATGAAGAATCTCCGCTTAGTGGAGTACGAAGGCAGTTCTTGGTTGACAAGTACCTTCAGCACATCGCTAAAGTAGTTACTACTTGTTACAAAAATTTTCAAAGGTTCGGGCCTAACGAAATATTTTTTAACGTAACGGGGGTTCCCGATCCCCAGATGTTTGATAAGGGTGATCCTAATGAGAATTACGACGTTACTATCAGTTTTGATGTCCTGAACGCTAGTTCAGAAAAACAAGAAGCTAAACTAAATCAGTTGGTTTCATTGGTCCAGATGGACCGAAACGGACTAATTGACGTAGATAAACTACTGACGGCAATAGCTGGAAGTATTGATCCAGTTCTGGCTAGCGGAATTCTACGTCCTGCTCAAGAAGCTCAGGACCAGATGTTGAAAGATATTACAGATGACTTATCTAAAATTTACGCGGGGATTGAAGTTCCAGCGCGTCCTAACGGTGCTCAAGCTGCTTTGCAAATTATTCAAAGCTATGTGCAACAGCCCGATATTGGGAAACGCCTTCAAGAAGATGAAGCGTTTGCCCAGCGTTTACAAAAGTACAATGCACAGTATCAGTTCGTTATACAGCAAGCTGAGAACGCGCAAATAGGCCGAGTAGGTACTGCACCAGCTCAAATGGGCGAGGTACAAACTCAAGGGATGCAGCAGTAATGGCAGACAATAAAAGCACAACAGACTACGGTCGATTTCTTGCGGAAGAAAGACTAGTTAAACTGTTCAAAAACACTTTAAGAATAGCAGAAAGTTTTGAACCTGAGCCCTATAAGCCTAATCCTAAAGAAGAATATTTTACGATAGGGTACGGTCATTATGGCCCTGATGTAAAGCTAGGTATGTCCATTGATAAAGATGCTGCTGAACGTCTTTTGGACACAGACGTAAGAACTAGGATTAAAAGTATAAGAAAAGCTCTTCCTGGTTTTTCAAGTTTTCCAGAGTCTTTGCAAGATGCTATTTTTAGTGAGCATTACAGGGGGTCTATTATGCAAAGCCCCAATACAAGACGATTGATAAACGAAGGAAAATACAGAGAAGCTGCTGATGAGTTCTTGGACAACGATCAGTACAGAACTGCTGAAGCTGACGGAATACCTGGTATTCGTCCTAGAATGGAAAGAGTTTCTAGGGAACTAATTAAATTTTCAAATGCCCAACGATAACGATGTTGTTTTTTTATCGAAGTACGAGCACTTTGCTCGCTTTATAAAAGATATAAAGGATAGAAGAGAGTCTAGCATATCTAGACTAAGATCCGCTTCACAAGAAGAAGTAATGCAGATCTCTGGAGAGATTTGTGCGTACGATGATGTACTTCAGGACTCAGATTCAGATAATTTATTAAAAAAATGGTCTGAGCATGTCTAACATGTAAGTTTCCGTGCTATAATCACGCCCTCGCCATCGCTAGGCGTAATAGCGGAAACAGCATATACACATGAGTGAAGTTATCGAGGCGGTCGCTGATGCCTCTCAAGATACAGCGGAAAATACTAATATATCCGCGTCTGAGTTCGAGCTTAGACGTGCCAGACAGATGGAGGATTTAGTTCCTTCGGAGTCTGAACCAGAGGCCGAAGATGCGTCTATTTCAGAAGATATTGAGATTGAGTCTCAGTCTAATGAAGAAGAGGTTTCCGAGGGTAATGAAGATGTTCTTTCAAATATCGACTTAGAAAATCTTTCTGAGGAGCAGATTAAACACCTTTCTGAGGCTCTTTCTAGCCGAGCTGTTGACCGTTTTGGTAAACTAACAGCTAGAGCTAAAGCTGCCGAGGAGAAGGCTCAAACACTTGAGGAAAGTTTAAAGGCTCAACAGGACGAAATTCTATCTTCTAAATCTGATATTGTTGATAACCCGTACTCTGACCTGAATACCATGAAGGATATTCAGAGCAAAGCGAAGGAAATCAATGATGTTATTGATTGGGCAGAAGAAGTGTTGTTCGACTCTGATGACTATAGTGCACATGACATGGTTACAGAGGCTGATGGAAAATCCATGACTAAAGCTGAGGTGCGTGAAGCCCTTAAGCAAGCAAGGAAATCCAGAGACAAGTTTCTACCTGACCAATTTCAGAAGGTGAAGAAAACGGAAAACGCTGTAGCGTTACGCCAAGAGTACGGTCAAAAAGCTTTAAAGGAATTTAAGTGGTTAGGCGACAAAGATAGTGAACAGACTAAACAGTTTGTGCAACTAGCTAGTCAGCCTGCTCTACAAAAAGCCTACGAACAAAGCCCTGATCTTAGTTGGCAACTCCCGTATCTATTAGCTCATTCAGTTGATAATATGTTCGGGGGAGACGCTAAAAAATCACCTAAAGGTGCTGGCCAAGCGTTTAAGCCGTCTCCACCTAAAAGCCCTTCGTTGGGCGGTGCTAAGTCCGATAAATCTGAAAGCAATTCTTCAAAAGCCCTAAAGGATCTTTCGTCTAGGTTCAGAGAGTCTGGAAACAAAGATGACTTCCAGAAACTGAGAGAAGCGCGATGGTCGCGTAATCTCAACTAACCTGAATACATAAAATGTCACTATCAAATACATACGACACAACTAGTCCAGGTTCGGCTGCTTCCAATAGAGAAGATCTTAGCGATGTGCTAACTATCTTGGCTCCTGAAGAAACGCCCGTCCTGTCCTCGTTATCAAAAACTCGTGCATCTGGCACGATCCACGAATGGACTGTAGACTCTCTCGCTTCTCCCAGAACTACTGGGATTGCTGAAGGAGCTGACGTAACCACTTTCACTGACCAGTTCAGTGGCCGCGCACGTCTTGCAAATAACACCCAAAAGTTCCGTCGGGACTACATGGTTAGCGACCTCCAAGAGGCTGTTGATTCTGTTGGCCCTGCTAAAGTTGCTCAAGCTGAAGCTAAGGCAGTTCGCGAACTAAAGCGTGATATTGAAGCTACCTTGCTTTCGAACAACGATCTAGACACTGAAGACGGAGCTGGTTCTGTTTACAAGCTACGTGGCCTCGGCGACTGGATTGATTCCGCTGGACCTGCTGAAGTTCCCGCAGCTTACCGTACTCCTGCTGGTAGCATTCATGCTGCTGGTGCGTTCACGGAAACTGCGATGAACAACATCATCACTTCTATCTATCGCGTTAGTGGGAACACGAACTCGTTGACGTTGATTGCAGATACTGCTCTTCGTCGGATCATCAGCGACTTTGCTCGCACTGGTGTAGATGGAAACGCCGCTAACGAAGGTGTTCGTAGCGTTAACTACAACGGCGAATCCGCTAAGATTAAGTTGAGCGTCGAGCTTTACCAGTCCGATCACGGTATCGTTTCTGTTGTGAACATGAACCCTGATTGCGCTCCTGATGCTGCTGCGCAGGATACTGGCTATTTTGTCAATCCTGAGTACGCTGGTATCGCAGAGCTAATCCCAATGGGCAGTTCTCGTCTACCTAATCAAGGTGGCGGCGAACGCGGATACGTTGATTGTGCGCTTACGCTCGCAGTTTACCATCCTGGTGCTCATGGTAAAATCACCGCAATCGCATAAGGAGGTACGTTATTATGGCTATCGAATTAAAGAAAATTGGTGACATCCCAACATTATCCTTGGGATACACTCACGAAGTATCATTTGATGCTTCAGAGTTGTCTGCCTCAACAGGATCACAAACAACTGCCGTTCAAGTTGGTGGTTCAGCTATGGCTGGACTTATTCTTAACGCAGCAATTATTGTTGAAGAACTGGTAACAGCTAGTGTTAGCACAGGTAGTGCTATCAGTGATGCTACCATTTCATTTGGTGATAATGGAGACGACGACGGCTTTGTTGCTGCGGTCAATTGCTTCACAGGCGATACCGCAAGCGAAGGCAGTATCTTTGCTAACACTGGTGCTTTGATTGCTGGTGCAGCAACCTACGGTCACGTTGTTAGCTCTGTTGTTATTGATTCTACTGGAACTGGCAATGGTTTTGGTAACGCTAGCAAGGGTAAGTTTAAACTCCTTGTAGCTTACTACCCAACTGCTGGTGAAAAGTTTAGTGGTTAATACCTTTTTATAGTATTTCAAAGGGAGGTTGGGCCAATCCTGGCCTCCCTTTTTTTATTTATGAATATAATTACATCTCTTCCAAGGTACAGCGACGGAGAAATAAATCGAGCGTTCATGCGTGAGATTAGGACTGGACTGAAGTTCGAAAAAGAAACAGAAAAAGCTCGAACAGACATCGCCAGAAAAGAGTCCGCAGAACTTAAAGGCAAGGAACATCCTGTTCTAGGAAAGCCAGTGGCAGTAATGCCACCAAGAGAGTTCTTTAGGCTAACAAAGAAGTACGGGAACGACACCGTGCATTCTAAAGAATTTATACAAGATTATAACAAGAGGTTCAAGGATCTCTCACCCAATAACGCGTAATGCAGGATAAAGCTAATAAAGACTTGTATGATCTAATATCCGCCCTGGCGGGTACATCAGATTTTACCACTGCTGAGAATGCTCATTTATTAGCTTTAGCAAACAGGCGGATGTACGAAGCGTACAACCGCACTCCGTACTGGGCCAGGTATTTAATATCTGCTGAACCACGTACCATCGAGAACCAAATATGTCCATTTACCCAAGACGGGTATTACGTGTTTGGTGCAGGAACTGATGGCGTTAATGGACTGTACAAGCTCAACGGAACAGAGAACGGTCAATCGGCGTACACGCACTACGACACTACTGACATATCCGCTACAGCTATAGAGAACGGGACCGTGTACCAAATAGAATATGCTGGGTCTTCGGACTTTACTTCAATTGGTGCAGGAAGCAATGACGCTGGAACTATTTTTACGGCATCAGCATCCACTACAGGAACAGGTAAGGTCAAAACTGCTGCATTCAGCCTAATCAGGAATAGCGGAAGTGCTTGGATAATTATAGAAGGTTTTCCGAATGCTACCGAAACTGCGTATTACTCCCTAAGCTCAACGAGCATAACGGAAACAGGCTGGAGCATTGGAACCTCTGCGTCAGCTAAGGCAAATACCCCACGAGTTAGAGATCTAAGCGAAATTGGGGAGTTCGTTCGTATTCATCGAAACCAAGCGTTCCTCAATATGTCTTCTGTAGAGTACGAGTTCGGAGTACAGTCCGATGGTGCTCATATTCTGAACGTAGTAAACTCAGAAGAAAGCCAAGTTTGGGTAACGTACAAGAAACCAGTTACACTGCTTGCAAGTCTAGATATTGACGGGTCTGGAAACAGTGGAGATGGCCTAAGAGAAGTACCACAAGAATTTTTCTATTACATGGCACACGCCACATACGCTGATTTTCTCCGAATGGATGGACAGCACAATAAAGCCTCCTTTGAGGAGCAAATTGCCGAGAACTATCTAGGCGAAGAAATGGATAACCCCCAACAAGTAGCAAACAACAACACTATAGGCAAACGCTTTAGAACTCACGTCTCTCAACAATCACGATAATGAACTCAAGAACATCCAACTTATACATCGGGAACATAAACCCTAACGCCTCTCCTAAATTTGAAAGACTTTCTGCAACTAACAGTACCGCAGTATCTTTAGCTGCTCTTCACAAAGACACAGATTATGTCATTATAGACGTACAAAGCAACAACGTAATTGTTAGCTTTGATGGAACAGCAGCTAGTGCTTCACATGGACACCTTCTCGTAAAAGAGCAGGGGCTAATAGTTCTTAGTAAGAACGCAGCAGCAAGTGCTAGTTTTATAGGCAGTGGCGGAACGTCCGTTATCTTTGCAGATCAGTTCGTAGACTAGTCCGATGAGAAACGTAGGACTTAAAAACATTTTTGAGTTCTTACGGGCAGGACGCGTAGGAGCTAGAATTGGTGGGTTGTCAACTACTCTTTACGATGACTTTCTTGTAAGCAATGGGGGTAGCCACCAAGCATTTAATGTTGGACCTTCCAACGAAACATTTAGGGTGAGACAATAATGGCATACAACAGTATACACACAGGTTCGACAGTAGATACGGCTGTAACAAAAACTACCAATATGCCTGCCTTTGGTGCGGAGGTAGCAAACTACGCTAGTCTGCCTGGCAGCCCATCCACTGGAGATGTTGTTTTGGTTACTGGTGCAACCACGGGGCATGATGCAGGTCTTTATCGCTATAGCGGGTCGGCTTGGGTGTACATGGGGAACCCCAGACAAGATGCCGATGATATTGATGATTCTTCAACAACTCATAAGTTTGTTACAGCGGCTGATATAACCAAGCTATCTAACACTAGCGGTACAAACACGGGCGACCAAAACCTATCAACGTACCAGCTTAAACCAAGTGAGGGAGCTTTTGTAAATGGAGACAAGACTCACTTAGATACTATTGAAACTAATGCCGATGTAACCGATACGGCTAACGTAACCGCTGCTGGGGCGTTAATGGACAGCGAAGTCACTAATCTCGCTCAGGTAAAAGCTTTTGCCTCATCTGACTACGCAACGGCTGCTCAAGGAACTAAAGCCGATAGTGCATTGCAGAGTGTTGCAGGTGACACTAGCCCACAGCTTGGTGCTAACTTAGACGTTCAGGCGAGAGAAATAAATACCTCTACAAGCAACGGAAATATTAAGTTAAATCCCAACGGCACAGGGTGTGTAGAGGCTATGGGTGATGGCACAACAAGTGGAACCACTGGAGCAATACAGCTAAACTGTTCCAATAACAACCACGGGGTTAAGATACAGTCTCCCGCACATTCTGCTGGAGCAACCTATACTCTTACTCTCCCAACAGCTACTGGTGCTAATAATAGTTTAATTACAACAAACGGAAGCGGTGTTTTAAGTTTTACAAACAGTCCTACACTTACTACACCAGTAGTCACCACCCTAGACATGGCTGGTGCTATACAAGAATACGCTGTTAATGTAACAGGCGTCACTGGAACTACTGCATTAAGTGCAGCCGCTGGAACGATACAACGATGGGTTCTTTCTGGGAATGTAAATCCTACAGACTCACTTTCAGACGGAGAATCAATAACTCTAATTATTGACGATGGGTCTGCTAAGACCATAGATTGGACCTACAGTGGTCTTAGTGTAACATGGGTTGGCGGATCGGCCCCAACATTAGATACAACTAATCAAACAATTATTGTTATTTGGCAAGTGAACAACACATTGTACGGAATGACACCAGGAGTAGCATCATGAATATATTAAAACTTACAGATGGAGTACCTGCTAAGTATAGCGAGGGTGCGTTGAAGCGGGACAACCCTAATGTTAGTTTCCCCAACCCCTTAAACGATGTTGTTCTAGTAGACTACAATTGCTACACGTACACCATAGACCCAAAGCCAGAGTACAACAGCACTCTGCAATACGTTAAGTGGAAATTTGAACAGCGTTATGAAGGCT